GATTCAAAATCAGTAACAGTCCATTTACCATTATCCCAAGTTGGTATATTATTATATATTTCTTCCATGATTATTGATCATATGCCATACCAATACCACCTCTAACTTTACTTGATTGTTCATCTTGAAGATCTTTATATACTCCTTTAAAAGATGATCTAATTTGATCAAAGTTTTTTGCAGCACTTACAATAGAGTTTATATTGCCGTCTCTACCATCTGTAATGCTCTGTGTTTCCATATATCTTGCTAATCTATCTAACATAGAAGCAATACCTTTATAAGCTCTTGAGGTTGGTGTTTCATACATTCTTTGACAAAATTGTAATGCTATATGGATACTTTTATCTTCTACTGAAAAATCAGAATCTATTTGTTTTAATATTAAATCTTCTTTATCCATTTCAGGAGTATAAAAAAAAGGATTTAAATCAGGATTTGGACAACTCATATAAAACAAGTATAAGTAAATTTTAAGATGTTCTTCTGGATATTCATCCATAACATCCTTTAATGCTTTTAGAGTATAACAGTGTTCTGTAGGAACTACTACACCATTTTCTATATCAAATAGTTTAATTATCATTTTATTTTTTTAATAGGGTTATCTTCTATATAGTTAAGTATTGAAATAACCTCATCATATAGATAAGGCATAGGTATTTGTATAACTTCTTTTACAACTGGATCATTATTATGATTATATTTTGTTATTGGATAATCAAACTCATCTCTACCTTCTTCTTCAAATACTACATGATGTATAAATATTTTTCCTGGTGATAACTTTGAGTTATGTTTTAATATAATATACATATAAAAACTTAACTGTAAAGCATAATGATTATAATTACAATCATCTAAATGTTTTATAGGATCCTTTAATTTTTCAGATATTCCTTCCCAATTTTTAAATGATTCTTTTTTAATTTCTTTATTAGTTTTATAGTCTATGATATTTACTCTACCGTTTACTATTTCAACTAAATCAGATTGTCCACATAATCCTTTTGATTTAAGATATACCATATGTTCAGGATATATTCCTGGATCTAATTTTTGTAAAGGAGCAACTCTTATACCATCAGTTTCTCCGCTTGGATTAAATACAGGTATAGTTATGCCTTCTCTTTCTATAGAAGCTAAAGAACATAAATCATATTCTCTTTGGCTATGATAATATGTTCCTAAAGTAGTAGCTCTATCTGATTCATTATTCCAAATTTCTTCAATTGTTTTTGGATCAATTCCAAACCATTTTGATTTTTTATTTTTTGTTACTTTTAATGCAACTGCTTTAGCATCAAAACTTTTTTTAAAATGAGAAATAAGAGTTGTAACACTTATCCAATTAATTTTTTCGGAATCATCTATACTAATATAACTATGATCTTTTGCATCAAATCTTATACTCATAATAATTTATTTTATAGTGTCTAATTTATCTTCTTCTTCTTCTGTCATAAAAGCTTTCCATTTATCTAATGGACAATCAGAAGATAAAGATCTTGTCTTAAATGTTAAAGAACATCCACATTCATTACAACAAGGAGCTGTACCTTTTACTGCACATTTTTTACCTTTACTAGGACATTCATTACAAATGTCCATTCTTAATCTTGAAATTTCTTCAACTACTTCATTTTTAATAATTGAATTTTTTACACCTTCAAAAATTTTACTTTTATTTTTCCAAATTGTTTTTAATAAATCCTTCATTTTTTAGTTTTTTAAATTCTATTTTTCTATTAAATTCTTTATCAATTTTTAATTTTAAAGCAATTAAACTTTCTAATTTTAATTCAGATTGTTTTTTACTAAAATATGCATTAAAAGTAGATGTATCATGTATCATAAGTTTATTAGTAAGTCTAGGTATTGTTTTTTCAATAAAAAAACTTTTTGCAACAAAGTGTCCTAAACCATCTACATTAATTCTAGGATGTGACAAGCTACTTAAATGAAATCTAACTTCTTTGTAATAAAAAGAAATTAAATCTTCAACAAGTGTTTCACTAATGTTTAATTCTTCTGCAACAGGTTTGTATAAAATACTAGATTTCTTCGGAGTCATTATCTAAAAATTTATAATCTAATAATATTTTACCTTGAGTTTGTATTTTTAAACTTGGGTTTAACATTATAAGTTTTTTATTACTATCATCTTTTATTATAAGATTATTTTTTTCTGATTTGTTTAAAGAATTTCTTACTGTTTGTGAAGATTTAAATATTTTTTCATCTTCTGCAGAAGCATCATAACAAAAATGAGTAAGTTCTATTGGTTGGTTAAAACTTAATAGAGTAAGACAGTTAAGATCAGAATCACTCATTGTTATATGATTAACATAACAATGAGTTAAAATCTGAAATTTAACAATGTCCCACTTGGGCATTTTTACACGTTTCTGTACCTGGTTAACTAAAGCCATGATTACTTTTTCTTTAATGTTCTTTTAGTAGGTTCAGTAGTTTCTTCTTCTGGTCCTTCTTGCATTTCTGATGCTAACATAGCATACTGCATTTGAATATTAGTTCTTTTAAATCTTACTTCATCTATACTAGTTAGTAAGTTTTCATAATTTAATTGAGCCTCTAAATAAGGTATAGATTCTTTGTAAAAAGAAAGCATTTGTTCCTTACGTTCTGTTAACTGTTCAGGGGTTAATTCTTGTTCTTGTTCTTGTTGATTTACATTTTCCATTGTTTATATTTTTAAAGTTTAAACAAATATACTATAAAAGTTTAAATAAAAAATATTTAAACAAAAAAAAATCCAGATAAATTAAATTACCTGGATTATTATATCTTAAATAAGATGTTACCAATTTTTTTGTCTTTCACTTATAAAAAGACTATCTTTTTGATCTTTGGTCATTTTTTGCCATTCTAAGTTTAATCTAGCATTTTCTTTTGCTTTTGCTATTTTTTTAGCATTAGCTGCTGCTTTTTTTGCAGCTGCTTGTTTTTGCTTTTCAGTTTTTACTGCTAGTTTTCCTTCTTTTTTAATTACTTTTAAACTATCTGTAGGACCTCCGTTTTGATATTTTTTTACTATACCACCTTTTTGATTAAAACCTAATTTACCTTTTAATTCATCAACAGCATTTTTAAAAGGTGTACTTTTTTTGTATGCAGCTGCTCCTGCAAGACCTATTCCTCCAATTACACCTGCAGCAGTACCAACTCCTTTTAAAACTTTTCCAGCTTTATCTTGTCTTTCCCAAGATTTTTTTCTTCTTTTTATTTTTTCACCACAACTACTTCTACTTGGTAAACTGCCTTGCTGCCGAGCTCTTCTTTTACCACCACCAAATTGAAAAGTTTCAAGAGATCCTCCTAATTCCATTTTTGGTGTTGTAGGTTTAGGTTTTCCTATATTTGATATAGTTTTTTTAATAGTTGATATAGTTTTTTTTATTCCTCTTACTGCACCCATTTTTTTCTTTGGAAGAGAACCTCCTAATTGCATTTTTTTAGCAGTTCCTCCTGCTTGCATTTTTTTTGTGGGGCCACCACAACTCATACATCTTGTTTTCATTTTTTTTAATTTTTATAGTTAATATTATCTGTTTTTAATTGTTAAGTTTAATATTGTTAGCATGTAAAATTCTCTAGAGATATCTATTTCTAATGTAAATACATCTACTGAAGATAATCTAAATCTTATAGATATCTTGTCCCATTGTTTTGTTGCTGATTTCCAGCTGTTTCTAAATTTCATAATTGTTTGTTTAATTAATTAATATCTTTACTCTCTAGTAAAGTATATGTAAAATGATTGCCATGTATATCTTTAGCTCTATTAGCTATTACCATAAACTCATTAAAATCTTTTACTCTTTTAAATACCTGACAGCCCTCTGACCAATTCTCAACAAAGCTAGATACTGTACCTGCTTTGTGTATATTTATTCCGAACATACCTGTATCAGTTTCAACCTCATCAAAGGTCATGTTTTTATTTTTATCTCTCCATACAGTCACATCTCCTAATCTTTGGCATACTGCCTGATATTTTCCCTGATGCATAGATACAGCATAGACTCCTCTATATTGATTAGGTACTAATCTAGCTACACCATTAGCATTGTGATATTGTGTAACTCCTTTTTTACCTGGCTCAGTAGTAGCATCCCACTCATGATAGAACCATTTCCCATCTACTCTATAAGAGATAGTTAATTTGTCATCAAATAGATTAGTTACTGTTTTACCTGTATCAGAGTTTCTTACTCCTATAATATTTACATCATAGTCTTTAGCACCTGCAAAATATGCATATCCTTTAGCTTTTACAGCTGCAGCTATTTGTTCTCTAGTATATATCATTTTTTTATCTTTTTAATGTCATCATTAATATCCTTAGCTCTTGCAAAAAGTAACTTCATTGATTGCCATAAGTCTATACCTTTTACTACTTTATAATTCTCATTAATAGACATCACTTCTATAGAAGATAATACTAATGCCACTACTTTAGTGAATGGTACACTGAAAAAAGTTAGTATGATATCATTTAGTATGAATTGGTCTATTAAAAAAAACATAATTACAGTTACCTCATAAAGTGCTAATTTGCTAATTATACTTGAGAGTTTTCTGCTAGTAATTTTTTCATTTAACTTTTTAGCTTTCCATATCCCTGTAAAAGTATCAATAGCTATTAATACTCCTATCATCAAGAGTATTCCTGAGATTGGTAAAAAGAATGCAAGGCAAATAGATATTAAAGTCAAAAGTTCTTGTTGTATAGATATTAATAATAGTGTCAACTGTGTTTTCATAATAAATAAAGTTTAATCAACTTATATCCAAAGTATACAAGTAGTATAAGAAATAGTATTACCCCTAGTACAGCAAAGAAATTTACCCACCATGGAATGTATTTAATTTTTTCTGGTTTTAAAGTTTTGGTAATAACTTTGGTATGATAGACATCATTACCCTTAATTGTTTTATATATCGTGTGAACTTTAGCTTTTGTATAATAAACATTATCTTTAATCTTAGTTTGTACACTAACTAAAGTACCATCTTTATCTCTTAAGTCTTCTTTTAGTTTAGATATAATATTACCTAATGAATCACAATATAAAGTGTCAATTAAGGTTATAGTTTCTCCAGGTATTACAATTGTAGTATCTTTGATTTGTATTACTGTTACAGTACTATCTTTTTGTACACATAATGGACAATATTTTGCTAGTCTCTTTTCAAGAGAGCAAGATGATAATAATAAAAGTAATATAACTAAGTATTTCATTTATTCTCCTTTAAGAGTTTTTAACTCACTATATAAAGCAAGTAGTTGTGCTTCTTTTTCAGCAATTAGTTCCTCTTGAGTAGGTCCTTTTACTTCAATAAAAACAACTTCAACAAGTCCATTCTTGTCATAAATTTCATTTCTTATTTGTGCCATATTATGCTGCTGTTAAATTTATTACATACATATTTGTTGTAGCTAAAGTAGCTGTACCAAGTGTAGTTGGTGCACTACCAAAAGTTGCACCAACAGTCACACTACCGTAAGCAGTTGAAAAAGCATTAGTAGATATTGGTATAGTATTGAATCCTGATAATGTAGACATTTGAAAACTTGCATTATTTGTATAAACCCCTAACCAATAAGTAGTACCTGCTGTAAATGTATAAGATGTAGTAAATGTTTTAGCTCCTGATGTACTACAGTCCAAAGTTGTACTTTCTATTAATTTAAAACTCGGTACACCATTCAAATCAGAATATACAAGTATTCTCGCACTTGCTCCTGCAGCAAGTGATACTACATTAATTTGAAGATTTGAAATTGTTATTGAATTTGCAGGAATAAAGGGACATAAATAAATAGTATTTGCTAATGAAGTTGCACTAGTAGAAGATGAACTAGAATCTGTACGAACACTATATGTTCTACCTGAAATAGGTTTTGTTAATATATGAATTCCACTTGCAGAACCTGGTACATTAACAGTAACAGCATTTCCAACATTTGTTGCAGTAATACCTGCTCCTGTAAAATCAATACTATTTACATCAGAAGTTTTTAATACTCCTTCATCTTTAATAGCAATTTGTTTTGATATAGTAATATTTGTAGACATTATTATATAATTAAGTATTTCATTTATACTACTTTACAAGTTATACAATCTATAAAACAATCAAAAATTTCTTCTATAATTTTTGTTGGAAAAGTAGTATAATCCCAACTAATAATTTCCCAACATTGTGGAGTAAGATCTGTAGTAAAATTCAATAATAAAGAATTACCAACTGAATAACCAAATGGAGCTATTACTGATTCAATTTCTTGTGTTTTACAGTTTTTTATTGTATAATATACAGCATTACCTTCACAAGCATTATTATTTTCAACACAAGCTTCACAATCAACATATGGAGAATCATACTGTATAAATGAACCTGTTAATAAAGTAAAACCTACAATTGGTGTAAGACTAATTTGCCAACAAAATCCAAATTGATCTACAAATGTTTCTCCAGGAACACCTCCTCCTAATTGGTCTAAAGTAGTAAATAACTCAAATCTTAAATTTCTATCACAAGCAGAAGGACAACAAGATTTTATAACATAAATAGGTGGACATATATTATCTCCTAAACATGTTGTACAATTTTCTGCTGGATAACTTGAAGCAACTGAAACTACACCATTTATAGGTGCTGGAGTTGTACCTGTTACTGTCCAACAAAATCCAAAATTATCTGAAAAAGTATCTCCTACTCCTATACCAGGTAAAGTACCACTAAATATTGTTTGAAATACTGCACAACATGAAACTACTACTAAATTTTCAGGACATGGATTGTCATTTAGACATGTTACACAACTTCCGTATTGATTATTACCTTTTCTTATTGAATTAATAGGATCTGTTGTTGTACCTAATAATGACCAACAATTTCCTTCAGCATCTACAAATGCTCCAATAGGAGGTATCCCAGGATTATCAAAAGAAATAATTTCTTGTATTAATGGATCACAACAATTTTGTATTAATAAATTAATTGATGGAGCACACTCTTCTTTTATTTCTATTCGTGTAGACATTATAAGTTATATAATATATGTAATTAATGCTACACCTCCAGCAGTAGTATCAATTTCAAATAAATTAGCAGCAAAATAATTATTTAATGTTCCTGCATCATAATAAACAGTTTCTCCAGGACGTATATTTACAGAACTTAATCCATTATTAGTACTAACATCTATACTAGTACTACTAGTAACAGGACATGCTATAGATATAGATTGTATTACAACAGTAATTGAAAGTGTTGTTCCACTTATTCTTTCTATTACAGGAGTTTTGACTTGACTATTTAATTGTGAAACTATAGTTGTTGTATCAGCACTTATAGCTGTTGTAGCAATATCTATTGCTACTGTATTGGTATCTATATTTACTGTATTAATAGCTATAGATGTTGTATTATTTGCTATAGCTGTTGTACTAACATCTATAGCCGCAGTACTTGTTGCTATAGCGGCTGTATTACTATCAATATTAGATAAACTTGTTCCTTGTTCAGTACAAAGTGTTACAGAAAGTGAATCTGCACAAGCACTTTGACCTGCTGTATATAATGCAAATAAGTTTTGTAATTCTGTTACAGTATCTCCTGTATTAGTTTCAATATCAGTAAGGATAAGATTACCCGCTTGAATAGCTCCTAATATAAGTGCTAATACACCTGAAGGATCTGTATATATTAAACATCCTGGAGTTGCTGCTCCTGGAGGAATAACTGGTGTATCACTTCCTGGTAGATAGTATGTAATTGGACCCCAAGTAGAAGTATCAGGATTCCATACTCTTACTTCTAAGTATACTGTATCACCATTACAAGTATCTACTACAAACTTAGCTTCATACTCTGTATTTGCTTGAAGTGTAGTAAGAATTGCAGAAAGTAAAAATTCTACATCATCAGTATTAGCATTGATTGCAGTAAGTTGGTCACAAGCACATTGTTGACCCTTTAGCATTTTTAATTGCCAAGGAAAGTTATTTCCTTTTAAACCATCTGTTTTTAAATCTCCTACTGACATAATTATTTGTTTTTATTATTTAAGTTAAAGCAATATAGGTACCATTGACATATGCTTTACTAATTGTAGTTAGTGTAACAGGAGTGCCTTGTATCCATAGTCCTTCTCTAATTGGTGAATTAGCTCCCCCAGATTGTTTTAAGTAATGTAAATCTAACACAGTTGTTATACCTGATGTATCAGCATTAAGTATTGTATGACCAGTTCCTACATCTGGACTAATATTAGGATCAGCCCAAATCCAACCACTAAAGTGATTATATGCAAATGCAGGAGCAAATGGTAATTCTACTTTATATTGACCAGTACCAAAATTAGTTACTGTTGTAAAATCAATCTCTATTACAAAACTTACTAGTAATCCTGATTTAATATAATAAGAATTATATGTTGGGTAAGTTGCCCCACTACCTGTAAAGGTCATACCAGTAGCTTGAAATATTGGAGAGTATCTAACATAAGTTTCTAGTCCTGAAGTTCCGCTTACACCCTGAATACCTTGTATTCCTTGAACTCCTTGTAAACCTTGGATACCCTGAATACCTTGTATTCCCTGTGGACCTTGATCACCTTGTGGTCCTTTAATATCTCCAGCATCAAACCATACAGTTCCATTCCATGACATTAAACTACCATCTGATAATAAAATCCATGCATCTCCAATATTAGCACCTGGAAGACTTCCTGCACCCGCATTAAATGCAGCAAGATCAACATATGATCCAAGTAAAGTTATAGAGTTTCCCGCAGTTCCTTGAGCACCAGTATTTCCTTGTATTCCTTGTATTCCTTGATTACCCTGAATACCTTGAGGTCCTTGTACTCCTTGAGGCCCTTGTGGTCCTATTTGACCAGGTCCTAATTGAGTAATAAAATTAGCTACGGATATTGCACCAGCAAGATATTCATCATCTCTTCTTCCATCTTTTAAACCAACAGGAAGTAAAGTTCTATCAGGGTCAACAGTAGTAACTACTCTTTTACCTTTTATCCAAGAAATGAAATTTAAAATATCCACAATATATTATTTTTTAATCAAGTATAAGATAAGAAATCTTTAATGAATTATTAAATGCTGTTGCTGCTGAAACATTATAAATACGAATAGCAAAACTTCCATTTGCAAGAGCTTCTGTAATTAATAAAGGAATTCCAGCTCCTGGATGATTTACTGTAAGTAAAATTTTAGATGCTGTAGTTACTTTAGAATTATTTACTGTAAATGCTGCATTAGAACCTCCTGCTAAAGTACTTGATACTGTAGTAATAATTCCATTATGTGCATTAACTGTAACAGCAGTACTTATTGCTGTTGTTTGAGTTACATTAGCTGTATCATATACTGCTTGTAAAGGTGCTGTATTAATTGCTAATGATAGATAACCATCATCTCTACTTGGGTCTTTAGCTCCAATAACTAATAGACTTTGTACATCTGTTGGTAATGTTGCTCTGTAATTACTAGATTTAATCCAGCTAATAAAATTTAAGATATCCATTTTTTTGTTTTTTAAGTATTAATAATATATATATAATATACAAAAATTTATTAATAAAAACAAAAAAATTATAGAAAAGATCCGGCAAAGAAAATTAAAAGAAGTGAGGCAACAATAAAGTATGAACCAATAGCTTCACCTTGATGGTCTAGTTCATAAGCATCTTTAATTTTATTGTATACAGGTCCTCTAAAAGAACTTCCTATAATCCATAACAAACATGCTATGCTTAAAATAAATAACATTATTAAATAATTCATAAGGTATCAATTCTACGTTGTAAATATACTAATGCTTTTTCTAAATCTTCTTTATTGTTAAAACTTTTTTTACCAGCTCTAGCTAAATATTTTATTACATTTCCTAAATAAAAATCTTTATCTAACTTCCATGCTTCTAACACATTAAAAACTTCATATGTTGAATCTTTTCCACCATAATATTTAGGACGGGTTTCAAATGGTGGAATATCTTTTCTAAAATCATGAACATAATTTTTATTATATTCAGAATCTAAACTATTTTTAGTTCTTTTATCTATGTCTTCTTTAGATAGTTCTTTAGAATTAATTTTATCAGTACTTGTTCTTCCTGAAAAATATGGAAGATCATCTGTTATATTTACCATATTATTGCTATGTCCATTTCATTAAACATTAGTTTTACACTACCATCAATGTCAACTTTTTCTGCATGTTCTAATTGTGGAACAGGAATGTATACTGAATCTCCAACAGCAATTTCTTCTACTTTATCACCTATGGCATATACAGTAAGTTTGTTCCATTGTTTCATTGCTTCATACATTAAAGCATCTTGATCTTTTTCAGATAATGTAATTACTGATTCTTTTTTTACAGGAACTTCAATAAGTATTCTTCTTCCTCTTAATGTTTTAAATGGTGTCATATTTATAGTTTTAATAATTTAACAACAGACATTTGAGCATTTAGTATTTCTCCTACTGCATGATCAAATAATAAACTTTTAACTGGAGATTGTGTTGACATTGTATAAGTACTTTTTAAAATTTCTGTAATTTCAGAAAATTTTTGTTTTACTTCTAATTCAACACCTTCTGGTAATTCTTCAGTATTTAATCCTACTAAGATATCTCCAAAAGAATAAATTTTTGTTTCTTTAAATATTACTTGTTCTTCATTATTGCAGTTATGAGATCCATCACAAAATCCATCAGGGTTTTGAGTTTTTCCACATGCACATTTAATTTCATCTGACATAATATATTTGTTTAGTTTTTTACAAATATATAAATATTTTATATAAAAACAAATATATTAAAATTATTTTCCTTGACCTCGGTATAATTTTTTATAATTCTTAGAAGACTTAAGTTTAGATTTTTTAGTTTTTGCATGAACACCAGTTCTGGAAACTTTTGGTTTATCTAACTTAGTAAATGTATCTTTAATTTTTGCCATGATTAATTTTTTACAATTCTTTTAAATTTTTTATTTCTTCAGTTATTACTAATATCATTTCTTCTTTTTCTTTTATTAATTCCTCGTTTGTTCTTTCAACAATATTTACAAGTTTCTCAATATATTTTCCTTGTTCATTATAATATCCTATTAATTGTTTCATTTTTTTATATTTATAAATTATGTATTCTTACAGCACGCACATATCCTCCACTACCTTTGCTAAAACCTTGTTGACTACCAGTCCCAAACTGCATACTAAGACCAGTTGCAGCACTACTTTCTGTAGAACTTGAATATAATAATCCAAAACCACCAGTTATAAAACCATTTGTTGAACCTAATACTTTATTTACAACAGTTGCTGCATTATAACACATATTTAATTCCCAAGCTGCAGGTAAATACCAATCATTATAACCACCACCTAAATAAAGTCTTGCTATTCCTGCAGCATAAGCTGTAGTAGCAGGAGCTCCTGTTTGTGCTATAATTGCATTAGTATTACCTAAACCATTTGAATAACTTCGAGCTGAAGCACCTATTGCAGTAGTGTCATAAGCAGGTAAAGTCCAAACAAGACCTGCAGATAAATTAATTGAACTTGCTATAAGAGCTTTTTTAACTCCATTTTCATCCCATTCACCTACAACTATTCCACCACCCAAAAGTTTACCTATGTTTGTTTCTGCTAAAGTTGTAAAAGCAGATACAGGAACAGTAACTGGTAAATATGCATCTCCTCTTGTTGGATTAGGAACACCAACTACAGTAATTGCATCAGGTGGCATAGTTGGGCTATATTTTCCTGCTTTAATCCAGGAAATAAAATTTAGAATATCCATTTTATATATTTAAGTTATATATTAATATACTAAATATTATTTACTTAATCTAATTGTTTTTACCTAATTGTCTAAATACTATAGATATTCTTTTATCATTTACTTTTTCTATACTATGTTTCCAATGTGTTCTATATTTATCTTTTAATTGTACTACTGATCTTGATGGTAATAATACAATTTCTTTTTTTGAACCATTTGATAAAATAAGATTTGCATCTGATAATAAACTTAATATTGTTATTATTGGTCCGGCATCTATCTTGTCTATATGGGGAACCATTTTATTTCCCGGGTAATAAATATTTATACTTACATCTTCCGGTAAAACATCTAGTATTTTTTTATCTATTAACTTATAACATAAGTCAAGTAAATATTTAGGAATAGGTTCTAACTTAATATTACTATAAATAGAATTACCATACCTTATTCCAATTCTATTATTTATTTCTGTACCTTTATTTTCAGCTTCTACTAAAGCATTTAATAATTCT